CTATCTGAGAATAACCAATGGAGAAGCTCCAACTCTAAGTGACGTTCCAAGCAGAAAAATTGAGCAGTACACAAAGGATGTATACCATTCGGATTACGTCAGATTGGCAGAGCTTGAGCAGGAGATCAAGAAATGCCATGATTACCATTTTGTCGGAAAAGCCGGTCTGTTTTGTCCTATTCGCCCCGGAATGGGCGGTGGCCGTCTTGTCCGTGACAATAAAGGAAAGTTCGCCAATACGGCGGGCAGCACCGGATATCGGTGGCTGGAAGCAGAACGCGTGAAAGAACTGCATATGGAAGATTGCATTGATCTGGATTATTTCGAAGAAATTAAGAACAAAGCGATTGATACGATTAATCTTTATGGCGATTTTGAAACGTTCGCAAACAATTAATTAAATTTTATTTAACTAAAGGAGATCATTACTATGATGCAGATCAGAGACAAGAGATTCAAGGATTTCATTCTTACTGGAATTACTAACGAACAGGTTCGTCGTCCTACAAATTTTGCAGGCGCTGAAAAGCGCAGCAAGATTAACCCTGCGCAGGTTGTGAATTCCGCAGGACGAAGAAATTTCTGCATTGAACTTACGCCTGAGATTGCGCAGGAGCTTATCGCGTATGGCTGCGATGTGAAGTATACAAGGCCCAGGGATGCGAACGACGAGCCGAAGCCCTTTGTGCAGATTAATCTGTCCTATATGTACCGGGCTCCGGAAGTACATGAAATCGCAAATGGCGTAGACAACATTCTTGATGAAGCGCATGTCGAGGAACTCGATCGCGTTGAGTTTGGCAATCTCGAGCTTCTGCTTGAGATCGGAAAAGAGAAGATGCACAACGATGGCACGAAATATCGTCCGCTGTTTGCAAATCTCGTTTGGGCCGAAATCGTTCCGAACTACTTCCAGACAAAGCTTGCCAATCTGAGAACACCATATCAGGCAGAAGAAGACACGCCGTTCGATGTCGAAGAGTAATCGCCATGAATCCGAAGCTAGATAAGCATCAGCAAAAAGCGGTCAATCAGCTTCGAAATGGAAACATACTAATCGGTGAGGTCGGCTCTGGAAAAAGCAGGACCGGCCTTGCCTGGTATTTCTGTAAAGAATGTGGCGGTATCATAAATGGAAGAGATCGAGGTTTAAACCAGGATTATGTGCCGATGACACATCCGATGGATCTTTACATTATCACAACTGCAAAAAAGAGAGACAAAAGGGAATGGGAACAAGAACTCGTTCCCTTTTTGCTTTCTACGGATCCAAAAGTCAGTTCGTATGGCGATAAAGTAAAAGTCGTTGTCGATTCCTGGAACAATATACAGAAATACGTCGGTGTAAAAGATGCATGCTTCTTATTCGATGAACAGAGAGTTGTCGGATACGGCGCCTGGTCAAAAGCATTTATTCAGATCGCAAAGCATAATCGCTGGATATTCCTTACCGCGACACCCGGCGACTGCTGGATGGACTATCTGTCAATCTTCATTGCGAATGGTTTCTTTAAGAACAAGAGCGACTTTGTGAGGCAGCATGTGATTTATGATCGTTATTCAAAATTTCCGAAAGTCGACAAATACATTGACGATTACGTTCTGAAGGAAATGCGGGATTCGATTCTGGTGACGATCGATTATACAAAGCCGACTGAACGGCACGTGTCGACGACGCTAGTTGATTATGACAAAGAAGCTTATCGGATTCTGATGAGAGACCGCTGGAATGTATTTGAGAATAAGCCGATCGAAAATATTAGTGAGCTTTGTTATCTGCTTCGAAAGACGGTGAACGCACATCCCTCGAGAGGGGAAGCTTGCATTGAGATTGCAAAGCACCATCCGCGGATTATTGTGTTTTACAATTTTAATTATGAGCTCGACATTCTTCGAAATCTCGAATGGCCGGAAGGAACCGTGATCCGGGAATGGAACGGCGGAAAACATGAAGAAATCCCGGATAGCGAACGATGGATTTATCTTGTCAATTATGTCGGCGGATCCGAAGGATGGAACTGTATCGAAACAGATACGATGCTCTTTTATTCTCAGAACTACTCATACAAGACGACGGAACAGGCCATGGGACGAATCGATCGACGAAACACACCATACCATGATTTGTATTATTACAATTTTAAAACCTTCGCTCCAATAGATGTTGCAATTTCGAGAGCATTGAAGAGAAAGAAGTCTTTTAATGAATCGGCTTTCTTTTATCGCCGTTCTGCTTCGTAATTTTTACAGCGTCTATTATAGAGGGAGAAGGATATGCATTTTTCTGCAGTCCTTAAGCTTTTTCGAATTTTTAGCTCGTAATTTTTACAGCGTCTATTATAGAGGGAGAAGAATACGCATTTTTAACACCCTCTAAGCGTTTTTGAGGTGAAAAGCATGGCCAAAAGTAAGAAGAAGCTTGAGAGCGAGTTTCAGAGGAAATTAATTGATGAGCTGCAGGTTCTTTATCCAGACGCCTTGATTTACAAAAATGAGTCGAGACAAGGATTTCCGGATCTGACCATTTTGTATAAAGACAGATGGGCCTTACTTGAATGCAAAAGGGAAGAACACGCAGATCATCGACCAAATCAGGATTATTATGTGGACCTTGCAAATGAAATGTCATTTTCGAGGTTCGTGTATCCTGAGAACAAACAGGAGGTACTTGATGAACTTCAACAAGCATTTCGATCTGAAAGACAAGCATGCGATTCTTAGTCCGAGTAAGCCGTACTGGCTGAACTACGATCGGGATCAATTGCGAAATTTTATCATTGCACAGAATGCAGCGGCTCGTGGGACCAGACTTCACGATCTTGCTGCCAGGCTTATTGAAGAAGGGTACCGGCTTCGTGGTTCGACCCAGACCATGACCGCATATGTAAATGACGCGATCGGTTATGGAATGACACCAGAAGTCGCGCTGTATTACAGCGACAAATGTTTCGGCCATGCGGATGCGATTGATTACAGTCGAGGAGTTCTTCGAATTCATGATCTGAAAACCGGTTCTGGACCAGTTCACATGGAACAGCTTGAAATTTATGCTGCTCTGTTTTTATTGGAATATGAGAGAGTCATGGGCGTCAATCCGAGCAATACGAAAGTAAACCTTCGAATCTATCAGAATGACGACGTTCAAGAAGCAAGCCCGGATAAGGATCGCATGGAAGAGCTTATATGTGCGATCAAAGAAAAAGAGGCTTGGGCTCAAGAATCAGCAAGAGAGGTTGAAGGATTATGAGCGACCAGATTGAAAATCAGGAAATCGATCACAAAGATGGCGAAACAGTTATTTCGCATTATGGAACACCTAGGCACTCCGGAAGGTATCCTTGGGGTTCGGGTAAAAACCCGCAACGAAACAAAAACTTTCTCCAACGAGCCGATGAGCTGAAAGCTCAAAAAATGAGCGATAAAGAAATTGCGGAAAGTTTTGGGATGAGTACCGGCGAGTATCGAAGAACGCGAAAAGTTTACAAATACGAAAAGCAAATGGACGACCAGCTTCAGGCGTATAAGCTCCATGAAAAAGGCTACTCTAACGTTGCAATTGCCGATAGACTCGGTGTTTCCGAAGGAACTGTTCGGAACATGCTCGATCCGAATAAAAAGAAGCGCGAAAACAGAATCACGACAATTGCCAATGAGCTTGAAGAAAAGCTTAAAGAACGTCCGTATCTCGACGTCGGTGAAGGCGTTAACCGCCAGCTTGGGATCAGTGGCGATTATATGGATGCTGTCTTGTTGTCTTTGGAAGACCGCGGATATCATGTTGTTCCATACAGGTTGCCGCAAGCGACAAATCCTAAGCAGTTCACGAACATGAGAATTCTCTGTAAAGATGACGTTACAAGAGAAGAGATTTCTGAAAATTTGGCAAAAATTACCTCTCCTGAAGGTCTGTATTTTGAAAATAATGGCGATATTGTAAGACATAATAAACCGATTCTAAGTATTGATTCCAAAAGAATTGCCGTTAAGTATGCCGAAGATGGCGGAGCTAATAAAGATGGTGTCATTGAAATCAGACCGGGCATCGAGGATCTTTCTCTTGGTGGACGAAACTATGCACAGGTTCGAATTGGCGTAGACGGCACACATTATCTGAAAGGTATGGCCGTTTACGGATATGACATGCCACCTGGAGTCGATGTTGTGTTTAACACAAGTAAACATGAAGGAACACCTATGCTTGGAAAAGGCGATTCAACTGTTCTAAAACAGATGAAAGACGATGCCCAAAATCCTTTTGGAGCGGCGTTCCGTCAATGGGACTATCCTGATGCAAATGGAAATATGCACACGTCGCCAATCAATATCGTGAACGATGATGAAGATTGGGAAGGATGGAAAAAGAATCTGTCCTCTCAGTTTCTTTCTAAGCAGCCGGTTGCCCTTGCAAAGCGTCAGTTGGATCTTAAGTACAGTGAGATGGCCGATGAGTTCAATGAACTCAGAAATCTGAACAATCCGACCATTAAACGAGAGCTCTTGGAAGAATTTTCGGATAACTGTGATTCTGCTGCTGAGCATTTGAAGGCAGCTGCTCTTCCAAGGCAGGGTTCATTTGCGATTCTGCCCGTTAATTCTTTAAAAGACAATGAGGTTTTTGCTCCTAGATATGAGAACGGAGAAGAAGTAATTCTTGTCCGCCATCCTCATGCCGGAACGTTTGAGATTCCAAGGCTGAAAGTTAATAATAAAAATCAAGAAGCTCTTGAAGTAATCGGAAATGACGCAGCCCATGCTATTGGTATTAATTCGACAGTCGCAAAACAGCTGTCTGGAGCAGACTATGATGGTGATACTGTCCTGGTTATTCCTACAAAAGGACAGAACATCACAACAGATAAACCGCTTAAAGGCTTGCAAGAGTTTACTGAAACGTTTATAGATACTTATGCAAGAGATCCAGAGCTGAAGCGTTGTACTGGAAAAAGTAGAGATGGTATGACTGGTGATGGCTTTAATAAGGGACAGCAAATGGGCATGGCATCAAACCTTATTACAGACATGACAGTAAAAGGTGCTACTTTACCAGAGATTGAGCGA